CCAGTTAATCCAGCGAATGGGTTAGCTTCAGTTGCACCTTCTAAGAAGTTAGCAGGCTGAGTTTCCATAGCTGTAAAGCTAAGAGTATATCCGCTCATATCTCCCATAGCAGTTCCAGTTACAATAGTACCTCCAGTTAGGTCTGCTCCATTCAAAGCACCCATCAAGAAAGCATTTCCGTTGTAATCGTGTACTACAATGTGAGGTCTCCCATAAGACATTAGTCGCAACTCTTTATGGTCTGCAACAGTCAATTTAGGAAGAGTGATATTTAGTGTTTGCTCAAAGAAAACATTACCATTCTCTCTAGAAGAAGAAATGTTTTGCTCAAAGCTATTACTACCTTTCAATTCGTATTTGTAAACAGTTACCGCACCTAAGTCATCTACTACATCAGTATTAGTTGTATCATAAGCAATAGTAATGTCCCCAAAATCAGCGAAATAAATCGCTTTAATACCACCAACCGAGTCTGTACATTCCAGAGATCTCGATCTAGTTAAGTCGTAAGCATCACAAGACATAATTTTATTGTATTAAAAAAGGGTAGGCAGGCTTTTAGCTTACCCACCCCTTTTGGTTATTTATTCAGTTATCTTAGTTCGCAGAGTTAGCAATACCATAAGTAACAACATCAGAAATATTTCCGATTTGTACACCAGCAGTATATCGCATAATTACTCGAACGTTCTGGCTTCCGTCAATGTCAGCCATATCAATAACTTTCACTTCGTTTGAATCTGAGACCAATCCCGTGCCGAAGAATAAATTTGACTTCTCAGCGGCAATAGCATCGTTATCAGCAAGACCATTGGCAACAAACATCTTAACACCATCGAAAGAAAGGTTTCCACCTCCGTACCATAGTGTTCCTTGTCCACCAACTCCGTTAGCTCCAATAGAAGCTACGTTTTCAGTTCCAGCTACGTTAGTAAGTGCTGCAAATCCTCCCAAAGCACGCACATAGGCACGAGCAATATTCTGAGATACATAAATATGTAAATCTTCTTTTCCATACAATGTAGAAGGAATAGCATCTACGATAGACCCAAGCTGGGCAACAACGTTAGAAGAAGTTACAGTAGCACCTGCGATCTCTTGTCCACCAGGTAGACCTGCATCAGTAGCAACGATTTCGCTGAAACCATCAAATTCTCCATCATTATCCTCATCTCCTGTCCAGATAGAGCTTTCAGTAGCAGCAGCTACTTTCTCCGCAGTATAGGCGATTACATAATCTTCGAATGTAGAAGGTAGGTTGTCAAATGCACTAAAGCCCATTTGAGCAGCTTGCCAAGTAGCGTGTAAGTCTTTCTTACAATAAGTTACGTTTACTTGCAATTCTTTAGGAGCAATTACTCGCTCTGTTAAAGTCAAAGCACCACTCGCTGCATAGTCGCAAGAAGCATTTTTAACGATTGACCCAAGCTCTGCTTTTTGAATTACAGACTTGTACTTAACGTTAGGCATAACTGTTACACCTCCGTTAGCTAATGTAGAACCACTTAGGAGAGCAGCGGAGATATACTTGCCACTAAACTCGCCAGCGTAAGTTGTTCCTGTAGTTACTGGATTTGCCATTTTAAAATGTATTTAATAAATTAACGATTAATCATTTCTAGAACTCTGTTCATAGTAGTTTTAGGTGCGTTTGGAGCAAGGTTTACAAACTCCTTCTCAACCTCATTCTCAGGTGTATGCACCATAGGCTCTACGGATTCCTCAACAGCAGATAGTTCTTCCTTTGGAACTTCCATCTTTTCTTCTTTAGAATCCATCATTCCCATCATCTTCTCTACCATAGCTTTCACTTCTGCAAGCTCTTCTTTGGTAGCATAAATTGTTTCGTTTAATTCCTCGCTTGTTTCTTCTACAGCAGGAACTTCTTCGTTTAATTCTACTTCTTCAGTGGCTTCTTCTGTTACCTCTTCAGAGAGTTGAACATCCTCTTGGACTGTTTCTTCAACTTCCTGTTCAGCACCCAAAAGAACCGCTTTCAACTTTTCTACGATTTCTGTTGCTTTCATAATTTTAAATTATATTAATATGACTAATTGAGTTATAAGTGTTTTATTTTTAGGCTTTTTGTTGAATAATGAACCACTCTGTTCCATTACCCCATATCTTGACACCCTCATACGCTCTATTCAAATCAAAAGCAGTATTAGCACCATCTAAATTCTGTGAACCAAATGGTGTAAGGTCAGCGTGAGTTGAATTTGTGAATGTAGAATCTGTGATGATTCGTTTTGTTCTGTTGAGGTTTTTAGTAGCAGTTACATCAGGCAGGGTGATTGTTGCAGTTCCATTTCCGCCACTCCAAGAAAGCACAATAAGCTCTGCTTCGTCATAAGTACTAGCACCTAAATCGTATGTTTCTCCATCTTCTACTGTTAGTGTTGTAGGCTCTAAATGGTTTACAACGTAGTGCTGAACATCCGTTAGAGTAGTCTTTTTTGTTTCGCTAGATTGAACGATTGCTAAATCTTCTGATCCTGTGATATTCGCTGCTGTTACCGCAGTCAATTCACTAATTCTTTTATCTGCCATTATAATAAAATATGATTATTGTCCTCAGTCATTAAATAATATCCACTCTCCTGTTGAAGCCAATCTCCTGACTTTTCAGTAGAACCTATCCCTTGTGCAAGCAAAGAACCATCACAACACTTTCGGCTGTAGGTTCTCCCATCCTCACATAAACATCCTCTTCTGCCTCCCCTTGGAGACGATTTACTTGGAGTTCTACGCATTCTTACTTGATTTAGGGTGTTTAGTAGGCAACAAGTCGTAGTCTGTATTGTATTTTGGGTTTTCCGGTCTGCCGTTCTTTACCAAATAAAGAAAAGCGTTAACCCTTGCAAAAGCCCACTGAGAAGCACTTCTGACTCGTGGAGAATGACTTGTGTTAAAAGCACCAAGACCACGCTGGTAAACGCTAGCCAACTGACCAACAGTAACACCATATCCAAGTTTTTCTTTATACTTTTTATTAAACTCATCTGCCTTCTTGTTTAAAGTTGCTCTATCTTTCTCTGAGACCTTAGCCCCCGACTTCTTTGAAGCATCTCCTTTTGCAGTTCCCTTTCCCTTTGGATTGGGATTAGGAGTATCTGACTTAGGGGCTTTCTTAGATGGAGCAATACCACCTCTAGAGCCAACCTTAGCCAATTCATCTAATCCTTTTAATTTTGATTCAACCCAGCTTTTCATTGATTTACCTCCCCAAAGTAAATAGCTTATAGTTCCACAAGCCTTTGGGTCTTTGGCATCGTAATAAACCTCAGCTCTAGATAAATAACTATATATTCTCTTTAGAGTTGATAGCGTAAACTTAGTCGTTCCTTTTGCTATCTGTTGACCTCTTACTTTTCCTACCTGGGTAGCACATTTATTGTTTACCTCCTCATTTAGTTTTATTCCTCTTTTTGCGTTGTTTATCGCAGACTCAGGATAACCGCCATAAGATTCAAGAGAAACCTCTTCCAATGTTTCCAAGAACTCTAGTAATTCAAATTCAGCATTTAATTCTTCCAAAGACTCATCTTCAAATCTCTCTGGTAATGACTCCTTCGGTCTTTCAGCCTTATCAGCAAAATATCCCTCAATAGAGAAACCCTTTACCTCCCCTTCTTTAACCTTAGACCAAACCTCATCATTATACACCTTCATAGAAACCATCCAAGTTCCCACAGGCACTTCAAATCCATATTTACGAGACTTATCTTTCTTCTCATCCTCAACCAACCAACTCTCTACAACACTCATTCCCTCTAGTGGGATGTTATGCTCTAGGGTTGAATTGTTTTGATTTCCTTTAGACAGGAAGAGTTCAGATGCCTTTCTTACTGTGTCTTTAGAGAAGTAGATGTAGTATTCTTCTTCTTCTTCATCTCTACGCAATATCTTTTTATCAGGAATAAGAGCAGCACCCATAAGGATTCTCTTTTCCTCAGAAACCTCTGCTAGTTGAATAGGCTGTTTCTTTAATGCAATAAAATCTTCCTCTATAGCTGGATTCTCTACGACTGAAATGGCATCAATACCACTAAATTCGTTCTCTTCATCTATAATTAATTCTATAACTCTTTCCATATTAATATAACTATTTAGACTGTTCTTGTTTGAATTATCCTATTGAGCCGCTTGTTGTAAT